CTGAAAGCGACTTCGAAGTAATCAACGAGTTCGCGACAGGCGAAGAAAAAGTTGAATTAGCATTCGCGTCCACACCTTCAGCACCTGTGGAAAATACAAACGTCGTTGTTCCATTCTTCACCAACGCAGAAGGGCAATTCGTACAACCGAAACCACGCATCCTTTACTATTTCGCCGACTTCTTCGTGAATATGTACGATGAAGTTTCAGATAGCGTTATTGTTACGGCGGTTAAGTGTTTGAACAACTACTCGACAATGAACGCAACGGTAAGCGACAAGGACTTAAACTTCGCTCCTGAAATACCACCGCACACAATCATAGCGAACCCATACGAGAACCTTTACAACAGATGGTGGAGAAACTACTATCGAGAACTATTCGACGGACAAGCGCGCATCTTAGAAGGAATGTTTGCACTAACGCTCAACGACGTTTTCACGTTTCAATTTTCAGATAAAATATGGATAATAGATTCTTGGTGGCGCGTTCTTGAAATTCAAGGCTACGTCGTAGGTGAACAAGACCTTACCAAAGTGAAACTCATTCGCGTACTCGACATCGACAACGGCTGCGACCTTTTACCCGTGTCCGCTAACTTAGACCAGTCTTTAAATTGGGAAACACCGAACGGCGACCCTGCGACAATAACGCAAGAATGTTGTTTGCGTTTCGGCTACAATTGGAACATAGCAAAGAACGATTGTTTCTCGCAGCCTAACGGCGGCACGCGTTCATTCATTACGCAACAAGTACCTTCGTTAGCACCGACGCGATTCGGCGCACCTGTGAGCTTCAACGGTTCAATCACGCAACCAGTTAGAACAATTACGACCGACTACGTTGTAACGAATTTCGACCGCATGATTTTCGCAGATACAACGAGCAACGGCATAACAATTTACTTGCCTTCCGCAACGACAACGGCAGGTCGTGAATTGATTATTCAACGCGTTGTTTCGGGGGCTAATCCACTAACGGTACAAGCATACACAGGAGAAACGGTCGAAGGTAGCGGAAGCGTAACGTTGAGCGCAGCAGGGGACACAATAACAATTATATCAAATGGAAGCGACTTCAAAGGAACATCTACAAAGTAAAGCGGGCGCAATGGTCGCCTGTTTAGAGTTCATTAAATTGAACATAAAAAGCGAAAGCAACTACGGACGCATCGCGAACGGAAAAAACAAACTATCAAAATGGTTGTGTCGATTGCATAATTGCACCCCAATTTATGTAAACGTAGCGTTTTGGATATTTATAATTTATATAATCTTCTTCTAAAATGGCAAACACAATAGACTTCAATGTAGACAGTAACGCGATGACCGTTCTCAATCAGACGGCTACGGCTGCTGACGGTGCGGCAAAAGGTATTAAGACATTGAAGGCGCAATACGCCGAATTAAAAAAGCAACAAGACCAGTTCGATCCGGGCACTGAGAAATTCAATCAGCTCTCTCAAAAGATGGGTGAGCTGAAGGATAGAATGAACGACGCTGCGGATGCAGTAAAGGGAAATACAGGACCTGCTATTGAAGGAATGAGTAACTCATTTGGATTAATGGGGCAACAGTTAGGCAACCTTGACTTTGAAGGACTAACGCAATCGATTAACTTATTTAGCGGTAATCTTTCTCGAATAGATGTCAAAGCTTTATCAGGCGGATTAAAAGCTATGTTAGCAGCAGGCGTGCAAGGCTTTAAAGTTCTGGGTAATGTAATAAAACAAAATCCGATATTTCTTTTAGTTGGTGCAATCGTTGGAATCATTGCCTATTGGAAAGAGTTAAGCGACTTAGTTAGTGGCAAGAAGGGAATGTTGGAAAGTCTTAACAAACAAGCGGACGCGCTCAAGTCACAGGAACAATCGTTAACGCGTCAACTAGCGTTGCAAAAAGCGTTAGGCGAAGGCGCGGCAGCAATTTTAAGAACCGAACTAGATATGCTTGCAAACAAACAAAGGCAAGCGGAAGTCGCAATGGAAATAGCGGTTCTTGAAGATGATAAAGTAAAGTTTTTAGAAGCGCAACAACAACAGTTGACAGCAATTAACGACGTGGAAATGCGTCGAATAAAAGTACACAAAGACGCGCAATCATTACTTGACAAAATACGCGCGGGTAAAGATGATGAATACAATAAACAACTTCTCCAAAATCAAGCGTTTAGTGAGTACAAAGCGCGCACGGAAGAACTCGGTGTAGAGCAGCAAAGAAATAACGAAAGAGCAAGACAAGTCAACAACGAAATTGCCGACGCGCAAAGACGCGGAAACGACGAATTAGTAAAAAAACTTCAATTAGAAAAGCAATCTTTATACAATCAAAACGTTTCCATTCAATCGAACAAAGACGAAATATGGAACGCAGGAATGGCTGCGAAAGAAGAAGTTAAAACGGAGAAAGAACTAGCAAGAATAGCAGCGGCGAAGGCAAAACAAGCGGAACGTAAAAGCGCAGCGGACGCAGCAGCTAAAAAGTTAGCGGACGAAATACTTACAATAGAACAACGTATAATCGAGATTCAACGCTCAACGTTACCAGAACAAGAACGCGAAGTTTTGTTGTTGAAAGAAAAACAAGCGGAAGAATTAAAAACATACGAGAAAGGAAAAAAGAACGCGGAAGATTTAGCCAAACTAAAAACCGCGCACGCTACCGAGTTGAAAGTTTTAACTGACAAATACAACAAAGAAGCGCAAGAAAAAGAAGCGGAAAAGTTAGCGAAAGAAAAAGAAATTGCTGAAGAAACTAAAAAACAAAAAGAAAAAGAGCTTGCCGATTTACAAGCTATAATAGATGCAGCGGATAAAGCAAACATTGAATCTGAAAATACTCAACAAGAGCGGGATTTAATAGCATCACAAGAATACTATCTTACTTTAAAAGAACAGGCTAAGGCAGCAGGCTTAGACACCGCAGCATTGATTGAAGAACAAGGACGCAAAGAGAATGAAATAAAAGAAAAGTACCGCAAAGAAGACGAAGCTAAACAACAAGCAACGCAAGACTTCAGACTGAAGCAATTAGGCGAATCATTCGCAGCACTTGGAGCGTTAAACGACGCGTTCACAAAGAAGGGACAACAACAATCGAAGAAACAATTTCAGATTCAAAAAGCGTTGAATCTCGCGTCGGCTGTAGTCGATACTTACGGTGGTATCAATAGAGCGTTGAACGACAAGACAATGCCTTCAACAACAGCGCGTATAATACAAGCGTCAATCGTTGGCGCAATGGGACTGGCTAACGTTATAAAAATATCAAAGACAGAATACGGAAACGCGTCCGCACCTTCGGGAACATCCCCAAGCGCGGGCGGTGGTGGCGACGGTGGCACAACCGCTCCTTCACCTGCGAACTTCGCCTTCTTGCAAAACCAACCCAACCAACAACCACCGCTTCAGGCGTACGTCGTAGGAACGCAGGTGTCGAGCAATTTAGAAGCGCAACAATTAATTCAAAATCAATCTCGCTTAGGCGGTTAAAAAAAACAATATGAAAAAAATTAAAGTTATTGAATACGGAATCGACGACGCTGGTTTGTTGGGCGTTTTTTGTATAAGTATGGTTGAACAACCTGCAATAGGTGTGGACTTCGTTGCACTAAGCGAACAACACAGCGTCAAGTTCAAAGAAGATTTTAGAGGTCTTTTATACGGTGCTTTGCTTATTCCCGACCAACTCATTTACAGACGCAACGACAAGACCGAAGAAGAATACTACGTTAAGTATTCGAAGGACACCATTCGCGCTATTGCTTACAATTACTTGAAGCAAAACATGACCAACAACGCAACCGTTGAACACGCGAAAACTGTTGAAGGTGTGTCGTTGGTTGAAACGTGGATCATCGAAGGCGAAAACGACAAGTCTAAAAACTTTGGCTTCGACCTTCCAGAAGGAACGTGGTTCGGTTGCATGAAGGTCGAGAACGACGACGTGAAAAAACAGATACAAAACAAAGAAGTTCTTGGTTTCTCAATCGAAGGAAAATTTGAAGTTGAGAAAGAAATGTACATGAGTAAGCACGACGAGTTCGCTGCCATTCTTGACGAAATAAACGAACTTCTAAAAGGCGAGTAATGAACATCGAAGCGGGTGGTTTCTTAAAGTTGGAACTATTCAACGACGACGCTAACCTGTTTCTAAACGCACTCACGAAGATAACGAATGAGGGCGGTAAAATGGGGTTCAAAAGTTACGGACTAAGCGAGGACGAAATGAAGACGCTAAACTCGATACTTGATTCTTTAGGATAAAAAAAACGGGGGTAACTACTCCCCCGTTCAAACCTAAAATCAAAATGTAATCAATGAAAAATCGAATTACGAAACAAATCTACGACATTTTATATTTAGGTACTAAACATTTAATAAACACTTATATGAATTTACGAGAAAAAGTAAATGCACTATTCGCTAAACACAACGTATCACTCACAGCGGAAGAAACCGTTGTTGACGTGAAGCAAATGGTTGAAGCGATTCTTGCAGACGGAACGAGTATCTACTCGGACAGCGACACTTGGGCACCAGGCGTTCGTGTATTATCAAAAGACGCAGACGGCAATGAGGTTGTTGTTGCAGACGGAGAATACACAACAGCGGAAGGCGTTATTGTAGTCGTTGCAGACGGACTACTTGTTGAACTTAAGCCAATGGTTGAAGAAGAACCAGAGGTTAAAGTTGAAGAAGCTGAACAAGCAAAAGACGAATCACTAAGCAAAGAGGTTGAAGGACTTCTTTCGTTGGTTGCTAAGTTGGAAAGCGAACTTTCAGACGCTAAAAAAGCGAATGAGAATCTTTCTTCTGAAGTAACAAAATTAAGCGCACAGCCTGCCGCTACTTCAATCAAGGAAGTAAAGCAAGCAAAACAAACACCTTCTAAGCCATACGCTAAAATGTCGGCTGAGGAGCGTTTCTTATTTCACCTTAAAAAATAAAAAAAACAAACAATAAAAAATGGCTACTACTACAAATTTAACTACCACCTACGCAGGTAGAGAAGCAGCAGGATATATCCGCGCTGCGTTTTTAAGCAACGAATCACTTTCTGCGCTTACAGTAAAAGAAAACATCGAGTACAAACAAGTTGTTCGTCGCTTAGTTGACAACGTAACTTTTGCAAACGCTACTTGTGACTTCACACCAACAGGAACAGTTAACTTAACTGAGCGTATCTTGACTTTAGAGAAATTCCAAGTACAGCGCGAATTGTGTAAAAATACGTTTTTATCGGATTGGGAATCGTCCTCAGAGCAAAACGGAGAACTTCACGCTTCATTGACTGACGCTTTAATTGCTAACGTTATGGCAGGTGTTGCAGCACGTAACGAAATCTTGATTTGGCAGGGTGTTAACGCTAACGCAGGTGAGTACGCAGGATTCGAGACATTGTTCTTGGCTGATGCTGCTGTTCTTGACGTTGCTGATCCAGAGGCAATCACTTCTGCAAACGTAATCGACGAAATGAACAAACTTGTTTTAACACTTCCAACACGCGTTCGTCGCGCTACTGAGAAGCCTGTTATCGCGGTTTCTTCAAACGTTGCAGAAGCGTTCAGAACTGCTATCTTAGGTCTTGGCGGTGGTTCTTACTTGTACCAAGGAGAAACTGTTAAGATGACTTGGCAGGGACAATACGACATCATCGAGTGTCCTGGTATGAGCGACGACACAATGGCTTTCTATCAGAAGTCAAATTTGTGGTTCGGAACTAACTTACTTGACCAATGGAACACCGTTGCTGTTTTAGATATGTATCAGTACGATCTATCAAACAACGTTCGTTTCTCTTGTTCATTCTTCGCAGGTGTTCAGTACGGATTCGGTGACGAAATCGCATTCTACCAATACTCTGCATAATCTCAACCATTCTAACCCTTGCACGAATTGAGGTAGCGGCATAAACACCGCTCCTCTTTTGTGCTAATAAAAAACATACAAATATGGCATGTGAATTAAGCACAGGTTTTACACTCGATTGCAAAGACGGCATCGGTGGTATTAAGAAAATTATTCTTTGTGACACGGTTACTTCGTTAACTTTTGACGCAAACGAAATTGTTACTGCTATCGTTGGCCCAGTTTCAGGTGATTTGTACACATACGAATTACCAACGCAAACAGGATCGTTCGAAGAAACAATCAACTTCAACCGCGATGCAGGTACAATTTTTTACACGCAGACGGTAAACGTTATGTTAAACAAATTAAGCGCTCCTAAGCGTTTAGAATTGCAAACAGTTGCACAAGGTCGTCCAATGGTTTTCGTTAACGATTCAAACGACAACTGGTGGGCTGTTGGTTATGAGTACGGAGCAGACCTTTCAACGGGAACAGCAGCGACAGGAACTGCACTTGGTGACATGAACGGATACACACTTGCATTTGTACACGAAACTCCAAAGAGAGCGTACAAATTGAGCGGTACTCCTTTGTCAATTCTTGACTAATCAAAAAACTTTTACACACATAGGGACAAAACGTCCCTACGTGTTGTAATTTTAACGTAAAGGGAAAAGATAGAATGGTTTATCTCAACACAAATACAG